CAGCGCCGCGGCGAGCTTCTGGATACTCTGCACCTTAATGCCTTCAGTGTTGCCTTTCTCCCACTCACAAATCGTTACAGGATGAATTCCCGCACGCCGACCAAGCTCCGACTGAGACAGTTTTTGTGCTAACCTCAACGACTTTAGCCTTTCAGCTATCATTATTAGCCTCACCTCGTTTCTTTGTGGCTAAATATTAACCTTCGGGCTAAAATTTGTCAAGAGGGAAAATTAGTCTCAAGGCTATCGACTTTTCCCCCTTTCTAGTATTTAATAAGCCTATGGGCTAATACAAGGAGGAGAATAATATGTTCAATCGTGAGCTTGCTAAGTCTTTGAGGAAGCAAAAAGGGCTAAATCAGACGCAGTTAGCCGAGTTATGCGACGTTCACCCCGTGACTATTTCCAACTGGGAACGGGGAGAAAAACAGCCTGAGATGAAGAATATTCAATCTCTCGCCCACGCCCTCGGCGTCACCACCGACGAGCTCATGACCACCTCGACCTCCGAAAACGAAAACGCCCCCGCCGGAACGAAGCCCGGCGAGGGCGTGAAAGACAAACAGATCGATATGACGGGCTGGCTCACCATCCCGATCGTCAGCCGCGAATGGACAGCGTGCTGCGGCGCGGGGATCTCTGCCGCGGATATTACTAACAATGACGAAGGAGTCGTAAAAGTAGACCGAAAAATGTTTTACCGTATCGATGACCGCAGAATGCCATTTGCCATCCATTGTGAAGGAGATTGCCTTGAGTCCGCCGGCATCCGCGACGGCTACCTGGCGATCATCAACCCCGCCGAGGAACCCATGAACGGCTCCATCGTCCTGGTCACCCTCGGCGGCAGCCTGAGCCTGAAATACTTCAACGCCATGCCCAACGGCGACGTCCTCCTCCGCAGCGACCGCGATCCCGTCCGCCTCACCCCCGAACAAATGGAGCGCGACGAGTTCGGCATCATCGGCGTCCTCGCCGACGTCCACCAGGGAAGACCCAAGATCCGACCGCTGTAAGTGAGCCAGACATGAAAGAAACGATTGTTTCGTTGTCTCAGGTCGTTGCCGACGCTCTGCTGGCTCTCGATAAGTATTGTGTGAAGCCCGAAACGGTCTGGTGTTACCCTCGTCCAGGAAAGACGATCGAAGTGCCGCTCAGGTCGGCAGACGGTCGTGAGCTTTTCTTGCTGGACGTTGAAAAACACAAGGTCACGCTGTCGAAGTTCAAGGTGCAGTCGCGTGCACGCAGAACGTGGGTGCTGGCGCGGCTCGATTTCGGAGGGCCGCCGCATCAAAATCCGGATGGTACCCGGATTGACGGATCACATTTGCACATCTACAATGAGGAGTACGGGGACAAGGTTGCAATTCCCCTGTCGGATGTGCCGGCGTTTTGCAACGCTGCCGGCATGGCTGACTTGCTCGACCGGTTCATGACGTTCTGTCATGTGGTCGAGCGTCCAAAGTTTCAGGGAGAGGTGGTTCTCTCATAACCTGTTGCGGAAAGGGGTGTTCGTGTGATGCACATTGTCGATGATGTCAAACGTCTGCTCGATGATTACTGGAAATGGCTGCGTGACAGCACGGTCCTGAAAGCTGACGGCAACGACTGGGCTGTGATCACGACGCCTTTTCTTGACCGGCACAATGACTTTTTGGAGATCTATGTGCGCCGTGACGGTGACGGTTTTCTGCTGACCGATACGGGCGCGGTCATCCAGGATCTGGAAATGAGCGGCTGTCCTGTGATCAAGGCTCGAAAGGAGAAGCTGCTGCGGACTGTGCGCGGTTTCGGTGTGTCGCTTGATAAAGACGATGCTTTGTGCGTTCACTGCACAAGTCAGGATTTCGGCCAGAAAAAGCACGCGCTTGTCCAGGCGATGCTGTCGGTGGATGATCTGTTCTATACAGTAGAGACGGGCAAGCTGACGCCGATCTTCACGACGGAAGTTTCAGACTGGCTGACGAGCAAGCGGATCCGCAACACTCCAGAGGTCAGTATCCCAGGTCGATCGGGGCTGATGTTCAAAATGGATTTTTTGATCCCTGCTTTTGACAGTGCGCCTGAAAGGATCCTCAAGGTCTATAACTCTCTGAATACGAACAATGCCAAGATGGCCATGCTGGCCAAGGTCGAGACTGAAAGCGCGCGGCCGGCTCTCTCCAAATACTTTGCGGTCACAAACGATTCCCGCGAGCCTAACCCTGAAGTCGTGTCTGCCTTGAACAGCTATGACATTTCGATCCTGCCCTGGAGCCGCAGGGATGACTTCATCGAAGAATTAAGCGCATAACAAAATAGTCCCGCGAACTTATGAGTATTGCTCACAGGTTCGCGGGACTGTCCTTTTTTTCCTTTTCTTTCTCTTTCTTTTCATTACGTGAAAACATGGTATAATCAAGTCAGTCAGGGAGGTGAAGACAATGACTTATAAAGCCGCACAAATTGCTGAATGGATCGTGGCCGAGGCCACTCGTCAGGGGTTGAAGATCACGCCGATGCAGCTACAAAAAATCCTGTATTACTGTCAGGGAGAACACCTCGGCATGACGGGCAAGCCGCTGTTTAACGAGCCGGTTCTGGCCTGGGTGCATGGACCTGTCGTTCGTTCGGTCTACGATCTGTATCGCCGCTTCGGCAAATCGCCGATCGCCCCGAATGATTCCGCAGCGCCGGACGAGATCGCCGGGCTTATTCGTCATTGTGTAAAAGAAAAGGGCTCGTTCAGCGCGTCTGTCCTCCGCGAGATGACTCACAGCGAAACGCCGTATCTGAGCACGCCGCACAACGAAGAGATCACTCCAGAAGTGATGAAAGACTTCTTTGAGAAGAAATTCTACGACATTGACGAAGAAGACATTTACATGCCAGAGTATCACTCCGAGGACGAGGCGATGAAGGCGGCTTCGGAACAGTTTACCGAGGACGAGCTCGATGAACTTATATCAGCCCTGTGATATTGTCTTCGCGCCGTTCCCCTATGAAGAAGGCATTGAACGAACAAAGGTCCGCCCGGTGCTGATTTTGTCCAGACTGAACGAGCGCGGTCAATACAAGGTCGCCAAGATCACGACGACTCCGCGCCCGTTCGAGATGGAGCTTCCTGCAAACGAGGAAACAGGCTTGCAGGTGACTTCCTGGCTCGACATGAACCAGACAGCGTACATTTTTGAAACAGACATCATCTGCAAAACAGGCGCCTTCCCCGAGTCGCTCAGAGCCGACTTCAAAGAATACCTGCAAAAACTGCGCACGTACAAAAGCCGATAAAACAAAAGTCCCGCGAACCGGTTACGCTTTGTAATCAGTTCGCGGGGCTTTAAGTTTCCCGGCAAGTTACCAGCAAATAAGAAAGTCTGTGCTTGCAACGGTCGGCAAGTTTCCGCAAGTTTCACGGCAAGTTAAGGGCAAAATGTCAACTCGTTTTACATTTTTGCAGAAAAATCGCTAATTCGCGTCAGGAGTCCATGAAAAATCTATAACTCGTCTGCGGGAAACGAAGGAAAAGAGCCTTTGTTTTTGAGAAGTTGGGAGCGAAGAATCACGCGTGCGGTTTCTCCGGCTCTGGCAGGCCGTCTCTCAGCGCGTCGAGCAAGTCCGCATACCATTGGAGCATGACACGGCGCTCTTCCACGTGTTCGGCGCGGTTGTACGCGGCGCGGACTTCGTTCTCGTCCACATGAGCGAGCGCGCGTTCAATCACGTCCGCACGCCAGCCCGCCTCATTGAGCAGCGTCGAGGCCGTCGAGCGCAGGCCGTGGATGCTCATTTCCTCGGAGGTGTACCCCAGCCGCCGAAGCGCGGCCAGCATCGCCATATCAGACAAAGGGCGCTCCTTTGATCGCGGCGTCGGGAAGATATACTCTCCATCGCCATCGTACAGCTTCGCTTGCGTGAGCAATTCGAGAACCTGACGGGATAGCGGGACGACGTGAGGCCGTCTCATTTTCATGCGCTCGGCCGGCAGTTCCCACAGCGAACGCGCAAAGTCGATCTCACTCCATACCGCCTTTCGAGCCTCGCCGGACCTCGCCAGCGTGTACATCGTGAACAGCAGACAGCGTTTCGTAGAGCTCTCCGGCAGTGACGCAATCGCCCGCAGAAAGCCCGCCACGTCCTCGCGGCGCGTCAGTGCGGCGTGATGTTGGTTGCGCGGCGAACGCAACGCTCCGCGCAGATCGTCGGAGACGTTCGCGCTCGGGAAGCCCCGGCTGCGTCCATAGCGCAGGACGACGGCGATCAGTTGGAGCAGATCATGAGACAGGTCAAGAAATCCCTGACGCTCGACGCCGCGAAGAAGATCGAGCACCTTGTCGGCTGTGATGTCGCGCGGGTACAAGTTCCCCAGCACAGGATTGATGTACCGCGCAAGGCGTGACCGTTGCCGCAAAACGCTTTTCGGCGTGACTTTGGCCGTGTATACGTCGTTCAGCCATTCTTCCGCCAGCGCCGCGAACGTCGGGACACGCTGCCCTCGTGCGGGTATGGTCTGCATGATCGCGTTCCGCGCCGTGCGGGCGTCATAAAGGGACATTTCGGGCCACGTGCCGAGAGTCTTCTTGATCGGTTTACCGCCGGACTGCTGACGAAATACCCACGTTTTCAAGCCTGACGGGTAAATGACGAGGTACAAATGATCCGTATCGCAGACGAGGTACTTCTTCTCTTTCGGTTGCGCCGCGCGGATCAGCTTTTCCGTGAGCATAAGCGCGCCTCCTCGGGGTACTGATTGAAAGAGGGAAAATCAGGCCCGCTTTGTACCCTGGGGTACAACTTCGCGCCTTTTTCGTTCTTTCTCTTTCTTTTTGCGCTCCGAGTATAACATAAAAAGCCCTGCGTTTGCAGGGCTTTTTCGTTCTGTTTCTTTTTCTTTTTTTGTCTTTCTAAAGTATTGGCGCGCCCGGCGGGATTCTAACTAGTATTACGAAAGCCGCCGTTGCTTATTCCGCACTGTGTCGAGGTACTAGCCGAGGTACAAAGCGCCATTTCCGGGCGATTTTTCGGCTGCTGTACCATGGCGAAGATTATAAGTTAATCACCCCGTTGTGTCAATTTCCGGCACTAGGGAATTCGTTAATGCCAAAATACAGGGAATACGGCACCAGTGAAAACTTTTGCTGTAAGTAGCGAAAGTTTTCACTACGGATTGTTCCGCTTGACGAACCAGCCGCCAGCAAAGCCCGTGAGCACTCCATAGATAAAGCCCTGTGCCTTGCCGCGCCTGACACGAGTGCGCCATGCCTGACGTTCCAGCTCGATTTCGGTATGCAAGGCCGCGAGCTGTCTTTTGAGATCGGACTGCTGTAATTTAATCTCTTCCCGGAGCGCTTCAAGCGCTTGCTGTCTTATGTCGGCTTCTTTTCGCGCGGTTCCCCAGCCCTCGATCGTGTCTTTCATTGCCTCGTCGGTCAGGAAAAACCCCTTGGAGCGAGCGGTCCAGCCGGGATAAACGCGCAGTGCGTCAACGATTTCGTTTTGCGCGTTCTGCTCTCCACTCGCTGAGAAGACCGGCGAGCAAATCAGGCAGATCATCGTCAGACACAGAACGCACTTTTTCAGCCATTTCACGGGCAGACACCTCCTCTTTCGTCTTCGCGGCGTCGAGAATCATTTCGACCCGCCTCTCGGCCACCTCCGCGGTGGTCCGGATCTCGCTGATCTTATCACCGACCTCGTGCCGCCCTGCGTCAAAGCGGATCAGCCACCACAACAGCAAGGCAGCGATGACAGCGACGATCCAGTACAGCGCACGGCCGTGGTGCGCAGCGGCGTCCTCGATGCGTTCGAGGATGCTGTCAATCTTTGGAGTTGGAGTCATTTAACCACTTACCCTCTGTGATCTTTTTTTGGATCGCATCAAACGCCGCGCGGATCGTCTCAGGCAGCTCGGCCTCGACGATGTCCAATAGGCGGCCGCCGCAGTAGCCGCACATGGCGATGATCACTGCAGACAGCTCGCGCGAGACCTCCAGAGCATCGAGCCCCCACGCGACGATGGCGCCGACGCCCCCGGCCGAAAAGAGCCCCACCGCAAAGCGTTTAAGGTTAAAGCCCTCGTCGACGTGGGCCCGTGCCGCGCGGATCGCGGCGAAAAAGACAGCGACCAGCGCACCGAGCCCACCTGTTACAGCGATATCGACCAGCGTTTTGTCCTGTGCATCTCCCGGCATAGGCGTCACCCCCTCCAGAGTCTCAGATGCCCGTCCTCGGCGTGCCAGCAGTCTATGTGCACAAACGTTTTATAGAGCCCCATGCCGCCCAGCTCGGGCAGCTCGCCGTGGATGTACTTGGCCAGCAAGATGTTGTAGATCGCTACCGGCGAGAGCCGATTGCCGCAGTCAAAGTCGAGCGCCTGCCCGTACATGTGTTTTGAGTTGGGCGAGCCGCCGACGGCCGCGTTATGCTTGCGGCACCGGCATCCGCTGTGCTTTTCGCAGTACATCGGCACGTCGAGAATCTGCCTGACATGCTCGATCAGCTGCTTAAACTCCTTTGTCGGATTACACAGACCACAGCCGCAGTGACACTGCAGCTCGCTCCGCTTAAAATGCGGCGTGATCTGCTCATTGAGGTCCGGCATTTTTACATGCTCCACTGGATCGAGTCGAGCTCTTCCGGCGTCGTAGCGGCGTCGATCAGTTCGCAGAGCTTGCCCTCTCGCGCGAAGCAGGCCTCGACGTGCGAGATCACTGCGTCGCCGATCGCGCACAGCTGGAAAGCGTCGAGTTGCTTAAAACTCCCGTCAGCGCATTTCCACTGTGTTTTAAACTCCGGATCGAGTCGCGCCATCACGACGGCCGCCGTGAGCAGTGCCTGTGACCCACGATCTGTGGCGATCGATACACCGTCGACCGTGCAGCCGCCAGTCTCGACAGCATAACGAGCCGCCGCAATTTCGTTGCGTTTAGTTTCCTTAAGTTCGCCTATTGTAGGCAAAATCGGCTCATTGCCCCAAACTGCTAAAATCTCATTAATAACATCAGACATTCCCATCATCGTCAGATGAGTTGTCATAATTTCGCGACCTTCGATGCTGTTCTCAAAACTTGTGCTGTTGCTTGAATCTATAAAAATTAATGCAGATTCGGGTGTGATGACGTTTTTTGAGATCATTTACACATCACCTGCTCTCATAACAGTTATTGTGCCTCTGACATTCATTGTGCTGCCTGAGTTTTGATTAGCAACTAAATACCGTGTAGTGTTGTCAGATGTGATTTTTTCAATGCGTCCTAATTGCGCGAAGCTGAAACCAGTAGTTGCTGCATTAGATACAAACAACGCGCTGTTATCGATAAAAGAACCGCCACTTGTCTCGGAAACGACCAACTGGCGGATCCCATTAGAATTTGAAGAACGAAAACTCAATGAATAAAATACGATATATACTCCAGTCCGTGCGAATGTATAACTGGATATGTTTGTATCAGTGTCAGACGGCACAGAAACGTCATTAGTAGTAACTATATCATATTTTTTTGAAATCGACAGCGCGTTGCTTAAATTATTTTTGAGCGATGCAATATCACCATTATCACGCGCGTCATATCCACCATCAGACATCAACTGCCCTATAGCGGCCGCCATATTGGCGGCCTGACGCCAGGCTTTGTTCGCAAAATCAGGATCAGCGATCCCCGGCACGACGCCCAGACCAGCGCGCTCGGCGTAGTCAGCCTGTGACATAACCCCTGCGTTCACATCGACTGCAAAGGGCAAGAAATCATTTGTCGGCATGTCCATCCCTCCTATGCTGTTCTTGTCCAGACGTACACAGCCAGATACGGCGGCATGGTGTTATGAGCAGTTCCGTTCCCGGCACTGCCAACAGTAGCAGTGTGTGAGTGCGAGCCATTTGAATTGACCGTGATCGCGTGATTGTGCCCGCCGGAGCTTGTTACCGAAACATTGTGAGCATGTGCTCCGTCCTGCGCGATTGTATGATTATGAGAACCCGCATTTGCTGAACTCGCCGAATGACTGTGTGATCCGGCACTTGCCACAGTGATTGCGTGCGTATGAGCTCCGTCGCTCGAAGTCTTGTAATGATTGTTGTCGCCGTCTCGTCCGTCGATGCCGGGAAAACTGCCGTTTTCATAGTTTCCCCAAGGCCCGGTACCGGCTTCACCATAAGTACCATGATAATGTTTTCCATTGCTTGCAGCGGTCACAGTATGTGCATGAGATCCACTTGAAGCTACGGTAATGGTGTGGCTATGGTTTCCGTTATTGCCCACGCTGCCGCCGTGTTTATGCATCCCGGCGCTGGCGGCCGTGCCTGTATGTGCATGAGAGCCCGCATTGGACGAACTTGCCGCATGGGCATGATCGCCGTTGCTGGCGAGCGTTACTGTATGACTGTGCGACGGCATCTCCGCGGCGGTCAGCGTGTGAGACTTCTCGCCGCCTGTGGTGCCTGCCGCGATCGTGCCGTCTTCAGCAAACAGGAAGCGCCCGCGCACTTTAGCCCACGTGCCGAAGCCGAACAACGTAGCGGGATTGACGTTGACGCTGGAATAAAAGAAGCAGCCGACCGGATACGCCTTCTGCAGCGTCTCGTTGCAGCTCGTCGTGATCCACGGCTGAACGCGTCGTTTGATCAGCTTCGTCAACGCCAGGATAAAGTTGTCTTTCAACCCTGTGATGTTGCCGTCGTCGAGCGCATCGTAGTCTTCACCGGCAATGAACTCGCCAATCGCCGACGCCATCGACGTACCCTGCCGTATCGCCTTATTGTTGAAATCGCTTTCGGCAACTCCTGACTGCTGACCGGGCAGACGGTAGCGATGTTCTTCATATTCTTCTGCCGTCAGCACGTTCGCGAATTCAGACGTTGCAAACGGCAAAAACTGATTTTCAGCCATGCGCCTCTCACTCCTCCGTTATGATATTTTCAGGCCATGCGCCTTCGCCCCAGCCGCCCATGACGTCGGTGTCGCGCGCCCAGGCAAAGAGTTTCTGATCTCTGTCAGGATAGACACGATAATTCCTGACGCGAACGCCTTCCGGTTTCATCGGGATCAGTCCCTGCTTTAGGATCGTGTCAAGATACAGCCCCTGCTGGAAACCTACGAGACACAGGTCGATGCTCATATCCTGATGGTCGATAAAGAACAGCCGCGCATAATCGCCAAAGGCGTCGTTCCAGATCGACGTCATTGTCTCCATCGTTCCGTCCCACATGTTCGAGGCAATCTTGGCGAACAGCAGCAACCTGTAGATCACGTCCGGCAGGCTGACCTGTCCAGTGAGGGGATCATAACGCCCCTTCCAGTAGCCTTCATCCCACATGCGGTACGTCTTGACTGTTTCTTCCCAGGTGAGATAGTTGTGATCCAGCAGCGACGAGAGCAAACGGGCACGTCCGATCCACTCGCCGATCTGGTCGAGCTGCCGGCCCTCCGCCGTATCGATATCCCAGGCGACGGCGATCTGTTCATCCAGCGCTTTCATCGTCACAGCCAGCGGATTGACCGCAGCTGTGACGACTCTTTTATATCTGCTTCGCGAACGATGCTGCGAAGTGATCAGATCGAGATAGTCGTCAAGCTTCATCGTTCATCACCCGGTCAGGAGCTCACGACAAGCTCCACGTCGTCAATGTCGAGGGCTGCCAGTTCGTTGAACGCCATGGCGATATTGCTGGCCGCGAGCGTTTGCCCTGCCTTGGCGATCTTCACGGAAGACACGTCGTAATAACTGCCCGCCCGGACGGCAACCGAGACGAGCTGAGACACGGAGACCGCCTGTCCGATCGCCAGATTCTCAATATACTCAACGACAGCAGCGCGGATATCGTCACCGATCGAAGATACATAGCCGCTTTCTGGTGTGATCATGATCTGAGCTTCCAACGCCACACTGACAGGGCGCGAAAAGCGGATCGTGTTCGTAAAACCATCTGCGTCGGTGATCGTTTCCGAAGTCGTGCCGAACGTGCCGCAGCCGGGCGTTTTTTTATGTAGGATCGCCGAAGCGATCTCCTGCGCGTCGCCGCCCTGGACGATCACAGCAATGCTGTGTGCGGGAATGCCGTTCGTGTCGGTCTCGTCGCTGTCGTTCTCGAAGCCCGTGTATTTTTGTACGCCTTCCACGTTTGCCACCGCGCCAAGCGTTCCGGCAAAGATCGTCCGCGACGGCAATGCGACGCTGTAAGCCTGACGCTGACGCAATTCCGCGTCGCTTTCAGCACTTGCCCCAAGCGCCGCAGCAGCGGCATTGGTGACCGACTGCCAGCCGCGTGTCGGTGTCGCGATCTCGTTCACCTCGCCCGGCGCAGCAGCAACAGCTCCTTCTTCCTGCGCCGTCACTGTGACAATAATCTCGCCGCTCGCAGGGATCACGACCGATGGCGGCAAGTCCCATTTATCATCCGCCGCGCTGCGCACGACACCGTTGATGATCGTCGTGCCCGGAACGCCCACGATCCGCACGTCGACCGTGCTGTGACTGCCTGTTTTGCGACGGATACCGTTGATCTTCACGACGCGGCTGAGATTCTCGCCTGTCGCCGTGCTCGGCGAAAACCCCAGATAGATCTCTTCAAGCGCGTTGTATGTATCCAGCAGCGCCAACGCGAATACAGCGATAAGCTGACCGTCCTGGCTGTCAGGCTCGACGTAGAGATCATCGCCGAATATCCCGCGCCAGGCGGTGATCAGCGTGTTCTTGATCGTCGCGTATTCCGGCACGTGCAGCCCTGAAGCGTCGATATAAGGCCGCAGATTTGACGTGAGTGTTTCGATCTGTTCCTGCGTCATGCTCATTTACAGCACCTCCTCGATCGACGTTTCGCCGAAGATCGTCTCGATCGTCGCCGAGACAGTCAACTTCCGTATCTCCGGCTCAAACGTCGCCGAAAAATCCTTCACGGCTGAAACGCCGTCCGTCTGCGCGATACGCCGCTTGATCGCCGCTCCGGCCGTTTTTAGCTTGTACTCGCCGAGCACCTTCTGTCGGTACGGCGTGCCCTCTTCAACGTCTTCAAACCACTCCCCCGCCCACAGGCGCAGGCGTGTGACGACGCTCTGGGCGACAGCATTCGGCGTATCGGTATAAAAATCGGCGGCTCCATGTCCTGTCATGAAGTCGCCGTCGCTGTCCAGTTTCCTGTATCTCATTGCGGACCTCCCGTCGTGCCGCCCTGGCATCCAGCGTGAACATGCCTGTCCAGCGAAATGCCGTCGGCAACGACATCGCCTGTTACAGTAACCTGCGGTGTATCGATCATCACGCCACCGGGCGCGACGATCTCGACAGCCGTACCGGTCAGCCTGATCCGTGCCGTGCCGTCGTCACGTCTCAGCTCGGCAGCATCGGTCGCCACGCCGTCGCTTACAACGTTCGGCTGGGACCTGACGCCGACAAGTGCGAAGCCGTCAGACAGGTCATGCATCCGAAACTCGACAGGTTCCTGCACGCCGCCCGACTGCCACCAGGCATCGATACACCGTTCGCTGAAGATCACAAGGCAGTCGTCGCCTTTTTTGATCGGGAACGTGGCGATATAGCCCCCGCCGCCCTGAAAGCAGACAGGCACGTCCACGAGCATCGGCAGAGGCGTGGAATAAACTGAACCGTCCCGCCGCTTCACCGCACCGCGGATCGCCGGCTGCACGCTCACGGTCATGCGCGCAGGGTCGAAGCTCTCAACGATGCCTGGCATGGCTGTGTGAAGTTCAAACTGCCAGGCTTCCAACATGGCCTGAGTTTCAGCCGCCGTGTCTTCCTGACGTTCCAGCCGTTCAAGCATGAGCCTCGCCGTCCTTTGTCTGTTTCGTCCCGGCGTCCACGAGAACGCCCTTCAGATCACAATACCAGTCTTTGCCGCGACTGTCCCCGCGATACCGGCAGGAGATCAGCCGGTAAAAGCCTCCGCGTTTGTCGGAGGCTTTCTTTTTGTTTTTTTTATCCTTCTGCTTCACGTCGAGCTTCGCCTGCTGCACATGCTCTTCATCGATGCGGATCAGTGCGCCGATAGTCAATTTGTGATTGAGCAGACACTGACATTCTATGCCCTCGATCGTCTGTTTTGCCGTGCCGATCAGCCCCGTTTCCGGCGACAGGTACACAGCCGTTTTCGGCAGATAGCCGCGGTGCGGCACGGCCATCAGCTTGCCGCTGTCCATGTAGATCTCGCTGTTCATCGACCGGCTCAGCTTCTGCACGGCCGATTTGAACGGCGTGAAAAACACCTTGCCCCGCGGCAGCTTCTGCGTGTTTGCGCCGGCCGTCAGAATGCCCTCGACGAGCGAACCGCTCACCGCGTTGCGGACCGTGCGCAGGCTGTCGATGGGACGGGCCCCGGCCGCCTGCGTGCAGTTGACAAAACCGTAGGTGTAGGCAAGATCTCCGTCGCCGGCGATGAATTCAAGAACACTGTCCACGCCAGCGCGATACCTGACGATCTGGATCACGGTCCCCTGATAAATCAGCCCCGTGTCGCCCTGATAGCCGGCCTCAAGCCTGACGCGCGTAAACTGTTTGATGATCCTGTTCGCCGTGTCGTCGCTCAGGTTGTAGATCTTCACATTGGCGCTGTTGGGCGTGAGATTGTCGTTTTTCTGGATATCAAAGACGATGCGCAGCTTCGACAGATCAAGTGCCTTCTTCCCGTCGCCGGCGATAAAACGATACTCACGCAGCCACTGACGTGTCATTCCCCTGCCTCCGTCGCCCAGACCAGACCGCCGGAAACGCCTAACGTGTCGAACGACGGCGGCACGTCGGTGTCGTTCTCATAGGCGTACAAACCACCGTTAAAACCGAGATGCTGATACTGTTCCAGCAGGTCGACGCCGGTGACAAGCGGAATTCCGCAGACAAGATCATTCTCATCTGCATCGGCAAGGTCGATGATCCACAGGCTGGCATGATCGTTCCAACGCAGGCGCAGCGCGTAATCGGCACCGCCCAGAGAGAGCGTCAGCGTCTGCGGCTCGGGGATAAGAGGGATCTCATAAAGCTCCGTCATTTGTCAGCTCTCCCCTCATCCTCGCGTATACGTTTCTCCGCCAACCGTATTGGCCCAGCCGCCTGCGATTGTAAATTCTTGTTTATCCTTCGGCGCTGCGTTCTGCGTGCCCCGATTCGTCGCCATTTTGGTCTTCTGCGGCATCTTCTGACGTTTCTTGGGGGCTTCCTTCAGCTGTGAGGCATCGACTTCCGCCGTATCGACGATCGTCACTTCACGGCAACGGATTGTCGCCATGAGTACGTTCTCCGTCGTGTGGTCAGTATTGACCTGCAGCGACGTGATCAGCATCGCCGGGTAATAAGTCTTGCCAGTGTAGAGCTCGACAGGCTCACGTGCCTCCATCACTTTGCGCAATGATTCAAGCATCTCCCGGGATCGTCAAGGTTTTCGATCGTCCCCTGCCCGATCTCCAATTCGACCTCACGAGGATTCAGATAAGCGTGATCGCTGACCTGCGCGCCCGTTTCGATCTGATGATCGGTGACGGTCACCTCGGCTGACTCGCTTTCACTGAGCACGATGTCGAAGGCCAGTCCCGCAAGAGTGCGAATGTACGCACCGCTGTCCTGATACGTTTCAGGCATGGGAGCACCTTCTTACTCTGAGCCCGTTGCCAGCGGCTGAAAAGGCATATACGACGCCGGCGTGGAATCATAGCGTGATTTCAGATTGTACAGGCGTTCCGCCACTTCGCGGCCGGTCTGTTCGGGCGACTGCGCGCCGTTGACAGTAATCTCAGCTTTTACGTCAGTACGACGGTTGTCTTCCTGAGTAATGTTGTTGGTCACCCTCCGGGCCTTTTCTGCGCCGTTGTTGACAGGCAAATTGATAGCCGAAACTCTTGCCAGCATGTTTCTCGTGCCTTCAGCAAAACCTTGTGCCTTATCTTTAACAGCCTGAACAAACGGAAATACCGCCGATGTTTTCTTCTGCGGCTTCCACCCAAGTGCAGCGTTCGCTTTATCAAAAGCGTCATCTGAGACATCGCCCATGACATACTCACGGCCGGTATCTTTCACCAGGGCTTTGGGCGCTGCCGTCGCAGGCCGTTCGCTTACGGCCTGACCGTTCTTTTCTGCTTCACGTTCGGTCTTTGTCTTTAATCCCATGCCGTGGACAATCACGTCGGGTAGCATGTCGATCAGACCGTAGAACCAGCTAAGGATCCATTCCTTGACGCCGGCAAACGCGTTCCTGATCTTATTCGGAAGATCGGAGAACCACTTTTCGACTCCGTTCCAAAAGTCCTCAAACGGCTTGACGAAGTATTCATTGACAAGACTTTTGATCCTCTGCCAGTCCGCAGCAAGGGCGCCAGGCAGATCAGCCATCGTCTTCTTGAAGTTCTCAAGCCATTTGTCAAAGCCGCTTTTGAACCAATCAAGCAGCTCGATGATCGGCCCAAACGCCGTCTTGAAAAAGTCGATCACAGGCTGGAACGCTTTTTTCAGTCCTTCGACAGAAAAGAGTTTGCCCCAGTTGATCGCAGTCCTCTTGCCCTGGAACCAGCCGACCAGATCGTCTAGCAGCACCAACACGCCGAGGATCGTCGCGCCGATCAGTACGAACGGATTCGTCAGCAACGCCGCTACCTGAGCCCTTGTCAGTAACCAGAAGCCGGCCGTCAGAACAGCGAGGAACTTGATCAGGTCCTGGACAGAGGGAGAAAGCGAATCAAAACCACGGACCACCCACTCCAGAGGTGCGAGGATCAGACGGATCGCCTCAGCTACGCCGCGCAGCAGGTACGCCAGCCATCGCAGAGAAGTGCCAAGCACACCGCGCAATACCCGTACGAGCGGCATGAAGCCTTCACGCAGCGACTTGACAGCCCCCGCGAACGGCTTGAAAAACTGCATGGCCGCCGAAGTCCACAGCGCCTTCCAGAGGGTCTTGATCTTGCCGATCTCGTTATGCAGGTCATAGGCGCTCTTGGCTGCGGCGTCGAAGTCTGTCTCTGCCGCTCCGGCCATGCGGTCAAACTCACGGATCAACGCCTGAACATCGTTGCCGACCAGCGAAGCGATCAGTGTATCGTCCAGGCCCATACGCTGTGCATAGAACTCGCGCTTCGCCTGGTCCATGTTCTTGAACTTCTCGATCAGGTCAGCAAAAATCGCGTCCGAACTGCGCAGCTTGCCGTTGACCGTCGTGGCAATACCAAGTTCACGGTAGGTGTCGGCAAAACGCTTCATGCCGCTGGCGGCGGCCCTCGATGTGCGCCGGATCCCCTGTAGCGCCGCGATCATCGCCTGCGAACTGCTGCCGGTCTGTTCAGCAAAGTAGCTCCATCGTTCGATCGCCTGCGCCGAAGCACCTGTGATGTCGCTGATGCCTTTCAGGTTGTTCAGCTCTTCGAGAGACTGACGCAGGGCGCCGACGACTCTCTGACCGATCTTGAATCCGGCCCAGGCGGCGGCAAGACCTTTGATAACGGCGACACCTTTGCGCAGAGCGCCAAACATGCCGCCAACGTCTTTTTCAGTTCTCTTGACCGTCTGATCAAGTTTGTCAACATCTCGCTCACTGTGCTTGACAGCAGCCGTAAACCGTTCTTTGCTCGCGCTGTCGACAGCATACGCGAGTTTTATCAGGAAGCCCTCAAACGATCCTCCGTTTTCATCAGCCATCTCTATCGCCCCTTTCGCGCCTGATCGAGCGCTCTTCGTTCGTTTTCGTCCATCACATCAAGTGCGTCGTTCAGCGCTGCCACCTGCTCAAGGTCCAGCGTTCCGTCAAAGAGCGATTCCGCCCGGATCACGCCTCGGAGGGCGGGACGGTAAAGCCAGTCTTCTCCGTCCGGAAGGCTGACATAACACGGTCCTCCGCCTTCTTGAACACTTCGACCACTTCGGAGGGGAGATCGGCGAAAAAACTGCTCAGGTTCCCCTTCAGCACGTAATACAGAACGGCGCCCAGTTCATACAGCGAAAGCTGATACATTTGCACGCCGTTCGCGCGCAATTCGGCCCAGCCAAGGCCGTTGCCCATGTCGCGCTTCACCGTATCGAGACAGGTGTCAATGATGTAATCAAAATCTGCGTCAGGCAGCGATGCAAACGAATCAAGCAACGCTGCAACGATCGCGCCGAACGAATCTTCCTTATCGCCGTCAAGCAGCATAACCACTTTATCCAGCGCTTTCCCGATGCGGCGCACGACGTGAAACTGCGCCCGGGCCGGCATCGCGCTGGCCCGGTAATTGACGCCCTTCACAGAAAACTCGATCATTCCGCCCTCTCCTTACGCGATCGAAGGCGTGCCGACGCCGAGAACGCCGGCGCACTGCGCGGCATGGAACGTCCATTCGATCGTGTTGCCGTCCTTCGCCCAGCTGTTTTCAGGCATCGTCTGGAACGCACAGCCCGTGCAGGTGATCGCGTCGCCGCGTGCGATGTCGCGTACGGTGATCGTGTTCTTGCCCCACAGCAGAGAGTTGGACTGCTGTGCGTTGTACATATTGCGCAGCACGGCGTTGATCGGTGAAGTTTTCTGAAGACGAACGGTGACGATCGCCGCTTTCCCGGCGTGGAGCGAATGCATTACCGCGCCGTCAGCGCCGACGTTCATCGTGTTCTTGTCCTCAAAAGGCGCGATCGTGATGCCTTCCTCGGCGTTGCCGCCGTTCAGCGGCGTCGCGCCGGTCGGCCCCGAGAGCGAAGCCACCACGTCAAGGAAGCTGTAAGAGCCGTACATAATCATGCCAGCCATGACTCATTCCTCCTAGCGGTTCATGTTGATCTCGACGTCAGCCGAGTGGATCGCGCCGGCGAACTTCGCCGCGATCTGCATGAGCGGGGCCTTGCGGGCTTCGCGTTCACTCTGGTCCTGATCGTCGATATCGGGCATATAGATGTAATAGCCGCTGTCGAGCCGGTCGCCCTGCTCAAGCTGGCCAAATCCGTCGGCATTCCAGATGCCGGGAGCGACAAGACCATTGGCAACAGCCTGATCGAGCACTCGTGAAGCAGCGGCCGTCAGCAGGCCAATGCCTTCGTTCGTCTGGGGCACCTTAGTCTTGCTCTGATAAAGCAGGTTGTACAGCGCCACCTGGATCGCATCCGCCAGCCAGTCGACGCCGTGCACTTCGTCGAAGTACGCGCCCGAGGGCATGACGCCGTTCTGGATGATCGCCGTGTCGTTATCGTAGTAAACGTAAACGTTGCCGTTCTTCGTTTCCAGTGCCTGAGCCTGACTCTCCGTCAGGTTCTCGTAGACGACACCGGGCATCTGCTTGAACATCAGTGTGATGGTCGTGCGGTTGCCCGAGAAGTTGACCGTGAACGCACGACCGAAGAACGAGCAGATCGCGTACTTATTCGCCGAGCTGTAGACCCACGGCGTGCGGCGATAGCCGAGTGCCTTAAGCCGGCTGCCGATATCCTCGTCGACTGTCGCCGACAGCACACGGCTGTCCTGCGTCGTAATGCCGTACAGGCGGGCCTTACCGGCGGCTTCGACATACGCGGCAACGGCAAGATGCATGTCGTCGCTGATCTCGCTCGTCGCGCAGAACGTGACGCCATACCACTGCGCTGACCTGTCGGCGCACAGCGCGACGCACTCGGCAGGAGTCTCGGCATTGACGCCCGTCTCCACGCTGGCAGCCGTGTCGGTCGTGATCTTCATCATCGTCGCCAGGCCGGAAGCATCATCCGCAGCGTAGCCGACGGTGGAATCATCGCCCGTCGTCGCCGACGTGATCGAAAACTGATTGCCGTCCCAGGCACAGCTGCCGGCCGTGCCCAGAGCCGTTGTGATCGCCGCGGCGACCTGATTCAGATTCGTCACGTCAGACAGATCGACATTGGCGACCGTGACGTCCGTGCCGTCGATCTTAATGGAGAAACCGCCCGATTCGATCGCCGTCCAGTTAGCGAGCGTCTTTTCAGACGTCGAGAGAACACCGCCCTGAAGCAATGCCGGCAGGGCATTCGCCGCCCAGCGGCCGATCATCAGTTCTTTCGGCTTAGGCGACTGTCCGAAATACAGCGCGGCGCCGTAGTATTCGGGAGCCGTCAGACCGAAGTCAGCTGCCACGGCGTCAACCGACGTGTACACGCGCAGGCGTTCGCCCTGGCCGATCACGTCGCTGTCGCCGAGGATCAGCAACGTCCCGAATCCGCGACGCTGCGCAGCCAGCGGCTGAAGGTTCGCCGTTACGCCGACGATCCTCGAAACACTGAGTGCATTAGCCATTTGTGATCAATCCTTCCGTATCAAAAATCTGCCCTGGCGTCTCGATCACGCCATGAGCGTTTTTCAGGTTGAGCACGTCGAACGTACTCATCATCGTCATTGTCGTCTCGATCGTCAGATCGACGCGCCGGCGCCACTTCGCGTTGACGAGTTCAGGCACGCTCACTGGCGCGCCGCACGACGTGACCACTCCGCCGGCACGCTTCAGCGTCGAGCGGTTCTGTTCGACATGCAGCCCGCGGCGCAGCATTCCCGCCATGTCCTCCGCAGCGGGGCCGTAAAAGAACACCGTCACGCGCCAGGGTACATGATCGACGACGCGGTCGCAGCCTTCCCCCCTGCCGACATGGACGACATAGGGGAAGTTGTTTGTGCCCAAGACTTCGAGCCGGAACGCTGCCCAGTTTGTTTCGATCGGCGGAAGCGCCGCCGGGTCGACCTGGTACTCAGGCCGCACCATTTTCGCGCCCAGACCGCAAACTCCGGCAATGATGTCATGCCAGACGTTTTCAAGCTGCTCGCGCGTTGCCGGTGCAGACGTCTCATGCAAAAATCCGCCTGTCGCGCTCGTATTGCTCATTCGCCGCTCACCGCCTGTGCATCCTGCGGCGTTGCCAGGGCGACATAAAAGCCAGGACCGTACAGCCAAGCATCGCAGGACTTAACGACATGACGCACGCCGCGCCACTTGACTTCATCCGGCAGGCGCGTTTCGTTACGAACGTTCAGCATCGTCTCGGTGTAGATCTTCAACGTTCCGGCAATGCGATCGCCTTCTGGCAGCCGTTCAAGATCGCGTTCGCCTGCCGGCTGTACGACAGCGGAGATCGTTTCACTCGTTTCCGTCGTCTGCGTGCGGCCGTAATCATCGATCTCGCTTGTCCTGCGCAGAATGACGACGGACGAACGAAAGCGGGGATTGCGCAGCACTTTGTTAACGTTCAGCGTCGCCATGATCTATTTCTCCTCCACGATGTACGTGATGCTGTTACGCAGCTGGGCTGTATCAAGCAGCGGTTTGACCGGTTGCGGGTAATTCTCAACAGCCTTCTTCAGCTGCTCGCCTTCTTTACCGCGGCGGCGCAGTCGTGATTCGATCGCCGCATGAGTGATCGGCGCCCAGTCGTTTTCAGCGAACATCTTTTTGACGCTGCTGACGGCTTTCAGACCGGCACGTTCCAGGTGAGTGCGCCCGTCCTGACCTGCCAGTTCCGCCTCGATCGCCTTTCTCATTTCAGCATTGATCGTAGCTTTGGCGTTCGCCACGCCGGGGCGCAGGAACGGACGCGCAGGCAGACCGCGATCAGGTGCGCCCATCTCGTGGATATAACCAAGCGCGGCGTTGTTGATCGTTTCGCCCTTACGGCTTTCCGACTGTGCCGGGATGCCGACGAGCAGTTTTCGCCTGGCTGCCTTCTCGACACGCTTGATCAGATCTTCGGCGCTTAGGCCTGTGCGTTCGACGCTCACAGCTGAACGCCTCCCATGCCGATGAGCCGGGCAAGGTCAAGGAAACTCCGTCCGTATGCAGTCGTACCAAGCTGACCTTCGCCGGCGTAGGCGCTGCCGTCATAGCCGTTGCTGTAACTGACGCCGTCGACACTCTGCGATTCAGAAGTCATCGCTCCCGCAGCCAGTCCCGCGCCGCCGTCACCGCTGTCCGCCGTCTGAAGCGCGACCGTGAGATAATGCGCCGTCAAAAAGCAGACGCCTTCGTCACGAAATCCGCTTTCATCCCAGCGTCGCGATTCGGTACGCTTGATAGCAAAGTTCAGCCAAAAATCGACGCGGGCGTCAGGGTAGACGCTCGCGTCTGCAAACTCTGGAAAGTTCTGCCGGAAACTAGCCGCCGTTACGTTTACGGACATTCGTCTTCACCGGCTTTTCAGGGGCCGCCGCAGTCTCCCTTTCCGCCGGGGCGGCTTTGGTCTTCCCTGCTTCAGGAGCAGGATCAGGCACAGCAGGCTCAGCCAGTTTGACTTCAGCGATCAGCGAAGCCTCGCCGCTTTTGAGGAGACCGGAGAGAAACCAGTCCAACGCCGCAAACTCGCCGACGGTGCCCTTGTCGTAAAACGCCCCGTTCACGCGAACAGGGCGCAGGAACTTCACGCGGGGCATCGGCGTCACCTAGATTCCGTCGAAATAACCGACCGTCGCCGGGTAGACGAACTCCACCTCGCCGATCACAGTGATGACGGGCGCACTGTAAGTGATGTCGCGGAACTGCACGGGCAGACGCACCAGCGGCAGGCCGGCGATGCGCACGTAATCCTCGCGGTTGGCATAGACCACCATACGGTTGCTGCTGTCAGTGCCGATACCGGGCAGGAAGCGGCAGGGACGGACGGCCAGCTCAGTGCCGGTCAGCTGGAACGCCAGCGATTCGCGACGCAGCTCGTCGATGATCTTCTTGTCCGGGTGATGCTCGCTCGTCGGCGTAGTCGCCACGAGCGAAAACGCGGCGGGCGGCAGCAGCAGCGTGTCGGGAACAGCCGCATAGGCGTTGGCCTCCCAGACTGCCTGAATAGCGTCGTTCACGTCCTTGACGATCTCCCGCGGCGTCTTGTTGGTCCAGTCGGTATGGCCGCTCACGGTCGCCACGCTGGCGTCAGTGACTTCGGGGCTGTTAAGCAGCCCGTAAGAACCGAACTTCGTTTCACCAAGATGGACGACCTTGTTCATGTTCAGCTGATAACTGAGATTGATGGCGTTCATCTGCTCCGTGCCGAGATTCAGGCCAAGTTTCTGCGCCTTCTCGAGGTCAAAGTACGAATAGCGGACAGCCTTGCCCCAGGGCCGGATCGGCTTGGTCGCCAGCTCGTTGCCAATCGACACCGTGGGGATCGTGCCGTCGGCGCTGGTGGAAAGCCAGCCGTCATTGTCGCCGCCGGCGCCGTTGTTGGCAGCGTAGGCCGTGCGGTAGAAGCCGGTCGACTCATCGGCCAGGCTGATGTTAGTGCGCATGTGGATGTTGCGGATCCAGTCGGAAGCATCGACAAGGGGCTCGTTCAGACGGCTGTCGATACTGGTCAGCTGTCCCTCAAGGAAGCCCACAAGGGCGTCGCGCTTCATCGCGTCAATTTTCAGTGCCATATCGGATCACTCTCCTTACAGAATTCTGATCTCGGCAACGCCGTATTCATCGGCCGCGCCGACAAAAATCGCGCCGGTCAGAGCGATCGTCTCACCGGAGACCGCGGCAGCCTCGACGCCGCCGATCGGCTTGGTGCTCGATCCGCTGGCGATACGGATATACACCTGCCCGCCCGCAGCAGCCGTGCCGGCGTTCACCTTTGCGTTCATATAGCCCTTGACAAGCACGTTCTGCGGCTGCTTGGCATCCGGAGCGACGAAATCGTCCATCGTCGGCCCGGGGAACGCCGCAGCCTGAACGACCTGCGGACGGACCACGAAGCCGTACACGGCCGCGGCCGTATCGGTCGAAGCAAGCGCCTTGATCACACCGCCGTCCAGCTTGCAAGCGCAGCCGTAAGCCGCGACGGGCGCGGCGCTGGACATGACTTTCGATTCGATAAGCGCAAACGAAGTGCGCGCCACCTGGCCATTGAAGCCGACCGGCAGCGCAGTGTTGATAGCCATTCTGTTGGGCATGGTTATTTACCTCCCTTTCTGAACTTCTCCATACGTTCCTGAGTGCTCTTGATGTTGAACGGATCCTCGTCCTGTTTCTTTGCCGCGTCCCGGTGGGCGACGGGCGAAGGGATTCCCGCGTTGTTAAGCGAGCGCAGCAGCGTCGACGCACCCGAAAACGCGCGCAGCACGGCGCGGTCGCTCAGATCGGCCACGCTGTCGAACTTGCCGGCAAAGCCTTCGACGATGCCACGTTTTTCCGGATCATCGCAGGCGCGGTCAAGCGCACGGCGCATCACGGAGATCTTGCTCTTCGCTCCGTCAGCCTTGCCTGCACGCATATCGGGCGCAAGGATCGCCGCGCGGGCGATCAGGCTCAGGCTGTCCGTCTTCAGCTCGCCTTCCCCGGCCGGTTCATCAGGTCCGACGACCTCGTTCACCTCTTCGTCGGTGATGTCGCCCTCGGCTGCACCGGCCTGTTCCATTTCGGCGATCTTGGCCTTGAGCTGTTCGTTCTCCGCCTTCAGTGCCTCAAGCTCGCCTCCGTCCGTCCCCGCCGGATCAGCGTCGATCGCTGTCGTGGGCTCGGTCGCCGGTTTGCCGATCCCCAAAACGGCGATCAGCTTCTCCAGCAAACCAAGGGATACGCTCTCGTTGTTTCCTTCTGCCATGGTACTGTCCCCTTTCCTGTCTTTAATCGCGACGCCGTGTCCGGCACGGCCCGCGCGCACTATCGCGACGTGATTGCCGCGGATATGCCTCTGCAATTCGACGCCCGGCTCAAGCTGCTCCAGCTCGGCCTCATAGCCGCAGGAGAGCTCGCGGACCCCCTCGACGTTCACAGCCTGGATCGCCGCAGCGTCGCTGATGACCAAATCGGCCACCACCTTGTCAGTGTCCTCACCTTCGCCGCGGCGCACGTTCTGCACATGACCGACGGCGTACTGCTTCCAGTTCTCAGGCTTCACCTCGACGGGAGGATGATCCAATGTCACCGGTTTGCCTTCAAACGATGCCAGCGCTTCGACGCTGAACACCTCATCCGGATCACGCCGGCTGACGATCGTCCCGCCGAGGCCGGGCTGGATACCAGGACTCTGTCCTTCGCTGGCCGAGTATTCGTAGTCGCCGGTTCGTGCGATCGGCACGCCGATACAGATCAGCGCGCCCTCAGGCGTCAGGTGACGCACTTCGCCCAGGCGTGACTGACAATAGAACTGCGCCATTCCATCACCTTCATTTCTGCATGAAAAAGGCGGCCTCGGGATCGCTCCCGGGGTCGCCTTGGTCGGTATTCTATTTAAACGATTTTCCGCTTTTCCATTTTTCTCTTGCTTCAATGAGACTAACGTCATTTGCGCCTGTTTCGTCAGGATAAATAATCTGGTAATCATCATCCTCCCAGCCGCAAACGGGGCAAATGTCATATGATGCGTGCTGTTCAAATTCATACTTGCCACAGACTGGACATTTGTGAGGCTGCATATAATTATCGATCTTCATCCCCTGACCTCCTTACTCTGGCGCATTTTGGCAAAATACTTTTGAGCGGCTTGTACACTGATCTGCCGGCCATTTTTATTATACTTCGCCAAATAGTAAGATGCAACCTTTCCGCCAGGAACTCCTACAGCAAATTCAGTTGTTCGCTTATTGTAGCGATATAGTTTCCCATCCTTACCAAAGAAACCATCTATATCACCTTCGCAAGGTTGCCGGAGAAAAGCAATAGCCGCTTTTTCATAATCATTAAGATTATTAAATCCCATTCTGCGGCCATGATCATTATAGTGCCCTTTCAGTTTTTTCGAATCAAAACCATTACACGGCTCATTCGCGCCGCGTGCTGAAATCTTCGTCTTACCACCGCCGGAACTTCCTCCTCCGCTCGTGAACTTGCCTTCCTCATCCCGCGGATGGTCGTTCTCGTCAAAGTCTTTGTCGTACTTCGTCGGCGTGCCCTTCGGCAGCTCGTCCATGTCGAATACCGGTTCAGGCCAGCAGCGGCAGTTGAAGATCTGTCCGGCATGGGCGTGATAATGCCCGTCGACGAGCGGCGGACGGTCCCAGCGGATAAACACGCCATTCAGTGCATCGTGCGAAGGACGGACGCGTCCGTCCTCGGCAGTATGCCAGATATAGCCGATCGAGCCGTTATCTTCGGCCCGTGCCTGCGTGAGCACGCTCGACTGGCGGCTGACTTCGGTACGGGCGATCAGGTCCGCGCGCTGCCATGCCACATCGCCGCGTTCATAGATGAAGTCGCGCAAATCGTCGGCTCGCGTACCGTCAACGAGTGCGTGTTCAACTTTTGCCTCCACTTGGAGCGCTGCGTCATACGGAAGCGAGGTGATCAGTTCTGCGGCGCTGGTCGTCAGGTCTTCCACCTGAACGGCGATCCGGCTGCCGCTGGCATATTCCTCTGCCAGTCCGCGGTGCAATCTTTTGGCAAGCGCGTTCCACTCGCGCAGGTTGATACGATTCATCTTCAGCACGATGTTCTCGGCGACGACCTGCGCCCAGGGGCCGATCAGCTCTGCGTACTGGCGAAGCTGGCGAGTGATCAGTGAGGTCTCTCGCAGGGGATCGCCGCCGCCTGTCGTGATCCGCTTGATCTCTCGTGCCACCTGACGCAGGCGGCGGCGGAATTCCGTTTCGACCGCCTTTGACGGCCGAAACGATGGCACGAGCGCCTGTGTCGGTTTCAGTGGCATGAGATCACCTCCTGTACGCAGATATCAAAAAGGCGGCCTCGTCTGAGGTCGCCTTTTTCGCTATTCGTCTTCGTAAGCATCAGGGCCGTAAACAAAGTACTCAAGATCGTCGTATTCTACCTTGGGATTTTCTTTTAGGAACTGAATAACTTCTCTAACCCTGTTTTGATTTTCTGCTTCACAAATCAGCGCCGTGCCAAGAAGTGCCGCCTGTTCGCGATCATTTTCAGTTTCCTCGCCATGATAAGCATAAACAACAGGCTTTATGAGCTCGATAAGCTGTGCAGTCTCATCAGTCATTTAGCGTCACTTCCTTTGAGGAATTTGGCGATCTTGTCCTCGTTCCCGACGATACGCATTTTTGAAAGCACAATGTAACTGCCAAATCCGTGATTTTCAAAAATGTAAAAGTAATTGCTCGTAAATGCTCCGCATTTCTCGCCGATTCTGTTCTGAAACTTTGCCTTGAACTGATCGTTAATTGCACTTGATAAAACAGCGGATTCTTGAGCGCCCAGCTTAATCCCGCGGCGTTTCTTGCCGGCGGGCTTTTTCGTACTGCTTTCTTTATGCCGCCCGGAGCCAGGACCACCGTCTGTCATACCCATTATATCAAACTTCGGCCGCGCGTCCATTGTCGGCGCACCGACTGATGGACTCGGCGGCCCGGCCTGGGATTCCTGGATCATCTCCGGTGTGATACTGTTCCAGCGCCCCGTCAGCTTGCCGCGGTCGGCCAGTTCCTTCAGGGCCGCCGGCTCGTCGATCAGCCCCGCCGAGAATGCAGCCATGACGCTGTTCGTGTCGGCAGTATCGACGGCGCTCTTCTCAGTGTTGCTCATCTGCTTGAGGCTGTTGAACTCGAAATTCACGTCTTTCGGCAACGGCACGCCAAACAGGTTGCGGCTCTCGATCTCCAGCAGCAGCTGCATCGCGTTCCTCAGCTTGCTCTCCTGCTGGCGGAGGATGCCGTCGTAATACGTGAGCATGTCGCTCTCGCCCGTGCTGTTCAGCCCCGCCGGCGACTGTCCGAACAATCTTGTCAGCGGGATGTCCGAAGCGCCGGAAAGCTGCTGACCGAATGACAGCAGCACCTGATCCAGCCCTGCGAAGGTATACGTGCTCGACTGCGTTTCGTCGTCGGCGTCCAGAACGGTCAGCCCTTCATTGCTCTGGAACTTGCGGATCAGGTCGATCTGCTTCATCACAGGGCGAATGTTTGAGTCAGGGCCCGCCAGCAGTTTGCGGAAGTCCTTCAGCTTGAGCGTGCGCAGATAGGCCTTGTTCACCAGGCTGGCCGCGCCCTCGCTGGCAGCGTCGAACGCCATCAGCCGGTCGAACACACGTTCGATCACCGACAGCCCCCAGCCCTGTTCTACTGCCGCGCGGTCATGCGGCGCAACGATGCCTTCGGACAGGATGAGCCGCGAACGATGCACGCGCGCGTTCATCCTGATCGGAGCATCCGCCGGGACCGTCCCGTATGCCTGCGGATCCGCGATCGTGTACCACACCGGCCGGCCGTAATCAGGTCCGAGGCGCGTCACGACGCGCGTCCAGTCCGGCCACAGCTGCCAGCGGTCGTATACGAGCAGGCCGCGGAAACTGCCCGGTGTGATCGCTTCAAGTCGCAGCGGCTCGGACAGATCCTGCCCGTCGATCAGGATCACTGCGCCCGAACCTCCGAACAGCCGTCCCCATGTCAGGTTATTCTGCAAAGCATCCCAAAGCCGCAACGAAACAAAGTTGCGCTCGATGCGTTCCACCTGCTGAGTGTTCAGCGAGCCGGTGATGTCGATGCCTGCGCGTACCATGTCTTCGGGCACAGCCGTGACGATCTTGCCGACGATCCAGCTCTGACAGTACATATCCGTCAGCTGCTGATAGTCCTGCGTCAGAAGATGCCCCGGCGCGTAACCGCCGAAGCTGCTCATATTATCCGCACCCAGACCGAGCCGGGCAGCGAAGTTGACATAATTGTCTCGCTTGGCCGCGAGGGGCGGCCGCTTGTTCTTTTTACTCATCGGGATCACCTCTCGGCGAAAGCGTTCAGCCACGTCATCACACCGTCGCCGTCCTTGATCAGCTTGCACAGGGCATAGCGTAAGGCGTCGATGCAGTGGTTGTTTTTATCCTCTACCTTCGGCAGGATCTCGCCCGTGCGAGCGTCCACCTTGTAACTGTATGACTGGAACTCGTCCAGCGTGTGCCGGCATCGCTCATGAACGACGATCTTCCGGAAACCGCGCAGGAAGGCAATGCCGTCTTCGATACTGCCGGACCATTTATCCGCCGGCTCACAGTGAAAGCCGCGCGCCGCCACATAACTGATCGTTTCCGGCCTGGCGCTGTCGGCGTAGATCGGCCATAAGCGGCTGCCGGGCACCTCATCGAACATGCTGCGCCCTGCCTCGCCGGGATAGCGCGCCAGATCGTCAATGTCCACCTGGACGCCCCACGCCTCATGATCGATAAAAAGCGTGTCGCCCTGGATAAACGAGCGGATCAACACCGAAGGATCCCGGCTGAACCCCCAGTCAGCGCCAAAATAAAAGCGCGCGTCCGACGGAGTGTCGAACGTGCGCGTCTCGAATTTTCGGTTGAACACAAGGGCGTCGCTCAGGACGACCGTCTCACCTTCCCACACATGCCGGTATCCTTCCGGATCGACCTCCAGCATATAGCGGCGCTCGGCTTCAAGCGCTGCCGGGAAGAATGGATTGTCGTTCCAGTTAACCTTTTTCACGATCGAATCAGGACGCGGATGCAGCACGAAGTCGTACGTCGGATCATCGCGCCTTTGCGGGTTGAAGCTGATCCAGATCTCCGAACCGTCCTTACGGATCGTCGGTATCAAGACAGCCCAACTTTCAGCGGAGACGTTATGAGCCTCCTCGACCCAGCATACATCGATTCCTTCTTTGCTTTTGATCTCCTGGACATTATGGTGGAGGCCGCAGAAAATGAATTCGCTGCCATTGCGGCCCGTGATCCGGTCTTTTGTGACCGTATAAAACGATCCCCATCCGTAACGGTCAATGATGTCGCTTAACAGCTTGTGCACGCTGTCGGCTATGCTGTTCTGATATTCACGTGCACATAGAAAGCGCTGTTTTGATTGCATTCCTCGGAGCAAGAGTCCTGTTCCGAGTTGCCAGCTTTTGCCGCCTCCCCGTCCGCCATAGAAAACCTTGTAACGCGTCCGCTTGAACAGCGCGCCGAAGGCACGCGGCAGCTTAACCGTCTGCACAATCGACCAGCTCCACGCGGATACCGTCGATCAGCGGCGATCCGTTCACTCCCGAGATCTCCTGCCGCTCGACAAAATCGGCCTCCGACTTGCCAAGCAGCTCCGACGCCTTCAGCCGGTTCTTCATATCCTCGCCGGTATCGCGCATCGTTGCCGACCAGAACGCCTGACGCTCCTCGCGGCTGGCGATCATCGGCGTGCGGCGCTTTACCTCGCGACTCCTGATCTCAGCGAGAATGTAAGGTTTTGTCAGGTTTTCGCGTCCCATGGACCGTGCAGTTTTTTCACTATAGCCAGCCGCGATGGCGGCCTGCGTCGCATTCCCATCATACGCGTCAACAAAACGCTGCTGTTTGTCTGTCAACTTGCCCGCCATCACGGCTCACCTCCGTTCGTGTATAAAAAAGCAGACGCTCCTGGGGGGAAGAGCGCCTGCCCGGTCCTAAGGTGTGTTTTCTTTGTCCGTTCATCGCAGTCTACACTTTATCACAGATTAATGTGTCATTGTGTGTCATCTTGATCCCGTCATAGACTTTTTTCGCCTCGATCAACGCCTGAACGTGCAGTCGATGCACCTGCTTCCACGAATAGTTCATCTCACAGGCGATCTTTTCCCAATGCCAGAAATTCCAATAGCGATACGTCAGCAGCACACGCAAACGTTCATCCGAAACGCCAAGAATAATGTCATTGACAAGACGCAGCGCTGCCGTCCACTGCTCAGATTGTTTTTTGACCTCACGTTCATAGTCGATCAGCGCATCCACAGCGTCTTCCAGAGGATTACGCTCATCTCCGCCGGATACCGAAACCCGGTCATAACGGACCCCGCCGGCACTTTCAATCCTGACACGCATCGCGTACAGCCGGTCTAAAGTGTCGTCAAGCCGCTTCTGAATCCAGTATGCCGAACGCAGGACCTTTTTGATTTCTGACAAAGACTCCGTCATCGTTCCTCCCATGGCAGCAGCTCCGATTCAAGGACAATGCCGTGTGCCTGCAGCATATCCCTGTACTTCTCCGCCAGCTTCATCGCCTCGTTCCGCTCGGCGATCAGCTCGTCGAGCGCCGCGCTCAGCCGGTCCATCCGTTCATCCACTACTGCCGCCTCCTCTCGATCCCGCGATTGATCACCGCGCCCACCACCTGCTCCATCAGGTTCGCCGCCGCGGCCGGATCCTCAAGCCATTCCCAGGGCGTGTGGAAAACGATCCAGCCCCGCTCGGCATATGCGTTCCCCTTCTCCATATCCGCCAACGCCCCGCTGGCCCGATTGTGCCGCCCATAGATCCACAGCCCGCCGTCGATCTCCACCGCCACTCGCGCAGCGGGAAAAGCGATATCCGACCGCCAGCGCCGCTTCGCATCCGCCGCGAAACGGAATTCAGTCTCAAACTGCTCCCCCGTCTGCCGCTCCACCTCACGGGCGAAATCCAGCTTGAGCTTATCCCTCGCGGCGTTGCGGAGCACCGCGTCAGACGCCTTGATCATGCCTATCACCTCAAATCATACACAGCGCAATATCACGTATTGCCTCGTCTTCAAATCATGCTATAATGTCCTCGAAAGGAGTGATCACCATGGCACTTGCAACCATGTCCATCCGCGTAGACGCCAACCTCAAACGCCAGGTCGAGGAATTCTGCTCCGACGTCGGCATGAACCCTACCACCGCCGTCAACCTGTTCTTCAAGACCATGATCCGCGAAAACCGCATCCCCTTCCCGATCGAGCGTGATCCGTTCTATACCCGCGCCAACGTTGAACACCTGCGCCGCAGTATCGCCCAGGCCGAAGCCGGCAAACTGACCCAGCATGAGCTCATCGAGGTTGATTAAGTCATGATCAAATCATGGACCGATGAAGCCTGGTCGGATTACCTGTACTGGCAGAAAGAAGACCGCAAGATCCTCAAGCGGATCAACGAACTGCTGAAAGACATCGACCGCTACGGCTATACCGGCATCGGCAAGCCCGAACCACTGAAACACGAATTCAGCAGATACTGGAGCCGCCGCATCACCGACGAACACCGCCTCGTCTACCGCATCGAGGACGAACACATCATCATCGTCTCCTGCCGCAAGCATTACGAATAGCGCCGTGCCCGCCGGACCTCAGTTTTGAGGTCCGGCGTTTTTATCGTCTTTAGCTCCCGCTCGGATATTCCAATAAATAATCGCATCATCAAAATCGCCCTTATGCGGCCCATCTGCAGCGCAATCAGCGCAGTGCGCCCAGAAAGGCATCAACGTCGATGATGTTAGCGAGACGTTTCTTATTCTGATGTCTGTCCCACCGCAAAACGGACATGGCTTCACAGGTAAGTCGGCCATCATCTATTCCTCCCAAGGTAGTTTCTCTTCATGGTCAGTTTCCTCATACGTTGCAACAATCCGCTTCCAGAAGTCGCCCCATGTGCCTTCTGTTTTGGGCACGCCGACCTGACCTTCGTAAGAGCGCCAAATATATCCGCTGCCGTTCAGAAGGTACGTCTGGACAATGCCGTGACCGTCCCTGATATTCAAATGACCGTTTTTATATGCGACGGCATCCAGTTTGCTTATCATCATGTTGAGTCTCCTTTCACACCTCGATCCCCAGCACGCTCTCCCAGGCTTTCAGCAAATCGGCGTCCGTCGGCTCGCGACCTTCCGTCATGATCGCGACTCGTTCGTCATAGGCGTCCCAGAGAGCCGGCCAGGCTGAATCGTCATGCAGCATCACGATCGCCTCAAACACTTTCAGCGGCAGCCGCTCCCATTCTTCGCGCAGACGAACGACGTGAGACGGGTCGATCTTCGTCATGAGCCAGTTAAAAAAGTCTTTCACCGTCCGCATTAGAAACTATCCTTTCCGATTTTGCCTGAATATCGCGCCGGTCTTTTGCTTCGTTCCGCGCCCAAATGAACGAACTAGTCGGGAATCCCATGAAAGTTTCTTCATGGGTTCCCGCAGTAGTTCATGGGTCTTTTTGAGGTTGGGTTTTCACCGCCCTGAAATATTACTTTATAGGGTTTCTGGGCGTTGTCCGCCCTTCTTTTTGCATTTTTGGGCAATGCGCGCCCAACCTACGAAAAAACAATATTTTTATTCTTCTTTCTTTGTAATATAGGAATTGCCGTCAATGAAGATTCGCGCAAATCGTTTGTCCTTCTTAATTTGATTTTCAATCGTCCGTTCCGCCGGTTTCCCGTTCACCTGCATGTATCCGACGATCTCCTTCAGCGGCACATTGCCGCCGCCGCAGGCTTCGTAGGCCTCGTCCAGGTCGTGCGCCCAGTCGTCGGCCGTACGCTGCGTTTTCCCAACGCCCTTGCCGCGGGCTACCGTCTCGCCGTTTTTCGCCTCGGCCAGGAAGTTCCACACGTCCAGCCTGTGCAACGGATAGTCGAACCACAGCCGCACCGGCGCGGGCGGCGCAAACTCGCGCAGCGTACCGCACATCTCCCAGCCCGTCAGCGTGTTCGAGCAGTGCGGGTTCTGTCCCGCGTAGCGTTCGATCATGCCCGGCTCCACCTTCAGCTCCAGCAGGTCGAGAATCGCGTCCGGATCGCGGGCGAACACGCCGCTGCCGCTCGACCGGTCGGCGCTCTTGCTGTACTTCGCGCCGGCGCCTTTGCTGTGGTGGTGGCAATAGACCATCGCCGCTTCCAGTTCCAGGCAGACGCGGTCGAAGTACGAACAGAACTCCGCCATCTCCGTCGCGTCGTTCTCGTCGCCCGTGATCACCTTGTAGATCGGATCGAGGATCACCGCTTCCAGCTTCGCCGGCTTGAAACGGCGGATCAGGAACGGCGCCAGTCTGTTCATCGGCACGGCCCGTCCGCGCAGGTCCCAGATCATGATGTTCTCTTTGTGCGCCGGCTTCAGGTTCAATGCTTTGTACAGGTCGATGAAGCGCCGGATGCAGCTGGCATGGTCCAGTTCCAGATTGACGTACAGCACCCTGCCCATGCGGCATTTATGCCCAAGCCAGGGCAGCCCCTCGGCCATGCAGATCGCAAGCAGCATCAGCATGAAGCTCTTGCCCGCCTTGCTCGGCCCGGCCAGCAGCATCTTGTGGCCCACGCGCAGCACGCCCTCGATCAGCTCTTCTTTCAGTTCCGGCGGATTGTCCCACACCTCGGCCAGCGTGAAGTCGTCGGGCAGGTTGTCGTTCTGCTCTTCGGCCCAGTTTTTCCACTCGTCGTAGCTTGTTGCCCCGATGTTCGTGGCGATGATGTACTGCCAGCGGCCGTTGCGCTTCACGCCCGGCAGGCGGCTGTACCGGCTTTCGTTTTTGTCCTGCGTGTCCACGTGCAGGCCGTTCTTCCGGCAGAACTCATAGAGGAAATTCACGCGTTCCTGGTACTGATGCCGGCTCTCCGCGTCCACGCGCACGATCGCGTGCAGCGACTTGTTGCCCGAGTGGACCAGCACCGCGATCGGCAGGTTCAGCGCCTTGTACAGGCTGTACTGCTTTTCAGGGCTGTCCGTGTCGCTCTCCACAAGGCAGTAGTGCCGACGCGTGATGTTCGCGTTGCCTTCGCCCTCGCCGTCGACGGGATTGACGCGGATGTACGCACCGCCCTCCGATTCGCCGCAGATCGATGCGTTCTCCACGCCCCCCCGAAGGGCTTCGATCAGCTGGCCGGCCGTGCGTGACCTGACACTTTGCCTTGGGATCCAGCGTGCTTTCTGCCCTTCGTCCTTCGGTTCCAGCTTCGTCAGCCTGTCGCAGTAACAGACGTGCTCGTCGCTGTGGAACAGCAGCGACAGATACTCGCGCATGTCGGCGGCCGGATCGTAGTTCTTCGCCGGCAGCGGGATCCGTTCTTCGCTGACGTACGCCGAGTCGACGATCTTGTAGTCGCGGCCCGGCTCGTTCACCTCGTCGTCCCAGCCGAACGCCTGCGAAGTCGGAGTCCAGCCGTTGCGCTTCGCCATGGCGATCAGCGTGCCGCCCGTGATGGGTTCGCCGCCGTTCGTCTCGTTGAAGCTCGCCCACTTGCGCGCGCATTCGCCCTCACGGTACTTGTCGCTGCCGCGGCTCCACTGGTCCCAGACGTCAACGCCCAGCCCTTCATGCTTCAGCGCCATGCCGACGTTCAGCCAGTCCTCGTAGCTGTCCGGGCTGATGAATTTCAGTGCGTCAAGGTATTTCTGCATTGATCATCAGTCCTCGCTTTCAAACATGGAATTGGCGAACCGCATCAGGTTGTACTGTTCCGGACTCATCGACAGGTGCGACGTCTTCCAGCCCACGCGCACAAGCTCGCCGATCCGCGCGCTCGCTTCCGCCCGCGGCCAGTCGCGCACATTCTCATAACCGAGGCGTTCCAGCAGCC